ACCGCGCGTCAGCGGCAGGATGGCCTCGGCCCCCTGCTCGCCGGCGATCGCGGCCTGGCCGTTGCCGAGCGGAAAGTTGACCGGCGATGAAATGACGCCACCCGCCGCGAACGGCTGCGGCAACGGCCCGGAGGACGCGCTCGCGCCGCCGAGGCTGGCCGTCAAGCTCGCCGTCAGTTGGCTGAATATGCTGCCAAGGCCTGACTCGAGCGGCTTCAACGCGGCTTTCAGCGCCAGGTCGGCGAAGCTCACCGCCAGCGCCTTGACCGTGGTGTCGAGGCTCTTGCCTTTGACAGCAACTTGATCGAAGGCATTGACAAGTTTGGAGGAAAACTGGTCGCCGAGCGCGCCAATGCTGTTGAGCGAGGACTTGAGCTGATCGGCGCTGGCGGCGATCTCGGCGGTCGCCGAGTGCACGTTACGGGTCATGGCGGCTGTTCTCCGCTGGCGGTTGATCCGGGTGCTGCGCCATCAACGCGGCCAGGTCATCGCGGCTCGGGGCGGCTTGAGCGCGGCGGCGGCCGAAGTGACCCGAGAGCGCCGCATCGAGCTCGCGCGGCGTCATGGCCCAGAATGCAGCGGGGGGGAGCTTCAGAACGCCGAGACCGAAAGCCATTGCCCCGGACCAATCGAACGGCTGCTTGGCTTCGTTCACGGCTCACCAAAAGTGGCGCGCAGCAGCCGGGCCACGATATCGATGAAGCCGGCGGCCCCTCCGTCCACCCGCATATCGCCGACCGCCGCGTCGTCGGTCATGTGACCGCCCGAACGAAGACCCGCGCCGATGATGCGGATGGCGTCGCGCGCCGCGATGCGGCCTCCGGAAAACCTCTGAGCCAGCGCCAGCATGTCCTCGGCGCCAAACGCGGATTCGAGTTCCGCCAACGCCCCAAGCGTGAGGCACAGGCGATAGGGCGCGCCGTCGAGCACCGCCTCGATCTCGCCGCGGTGGAGATTGGCCATGGGATGCCTCTGCTTACAGATGGTTTCAGGCGAAGGTCAACGGACCCGCCGATTCCAGCGTGATGTCGAAGGTGACTTCTGCGTTGTACTGACCGGCATAGTCGAGCGCGCCGATCTGGAACGGCCCCTGCACCGTGCCGAAGGCCGGTATGATCACCTGCCAGGTGCGGATCGTGCCGTTGAGGAAGGCGTCGCGCACCAGCTGGTCGCTGACATTCGACGTAAAAATGCCGTTACCGGTGATGCGCGCGTTCTTGACGCCCGCGCCGGCCAGCAATTCGCGCCACGGCCCCACACTATCAGCACTGGTCGTATCGACGGTGGCGGTGTTGAAGGCCAGCGTGCGGGTGCGCAGCCCCGCCACGGTGATGAAGGCGCCGGCGCCGGTCTGGTCGACCTTGAGCAGCAGGTCGCGGCCTTTCTGGGCTGCCATATGTGTCTGTCCTTATTAACGATTTCACAGGGGCTGGGTGATCGCGCGGTAGCGCGCGAGGCCGTGGATGGTGATGCCGTCGGCCTCGCGGCGGATGTCGGCGAACTGCTGGCGCAGGTTGACCAGCGTGTGCCCGCTTAGTGTGAGCGCCGCGTTGTGCAGGATGTCGCGCACAGCGCCCATCAGCACCTGCGCCTCGCCGCGCCCGCCCGCCGCCGACCAGACATGCAGGGTGAGGATGTGTTCCTCGCCGTCTTCTGTCGCAGTGCCATAATCAGTAGACGAGGTTTGCCCCATCGTCACGAACGGATAGGCGGCAGCGTGCGGAACGTCATCATACACTCGCGGGCCGCCGAGCAGCGCGGTCAGCGGAGCGCTGCCGCTGAGTGCACCGTACACTGCCTGTTGCAGTTGCCAGCTCGCGCTGCCGCTCATTGGAGGCGCTCCTCGGCCTGGATACGGATGAAGGGTTCAGGACCGTCCCGGTCCAGCACGGCCCAGATGGTGAAAATGCGCGCGCCGTAGCGCAGCCGCATGGCCGGCGACACGTCCAACCGCTTACGGATGACAATTTCGTGCGTCACCTTGCCTTGCAGGCCCTCGGCGACGACAACTTCGGCACCGGAAAGCCCCTTGATCTCGGCCCAGACGGTCGCCACGGCGCTCCAGGTCACGGCCACGCCGCCACCACCGTCGGAAGCGCGCGCGGCGGCTTCCAGCGTGATGCGCCGGCGCAAATTGCCGATGGGGGGGCTGCTCATAGCCGCCTCACGCGGTAGGGTGCGATGAGATCGCGCACCATTTCCGGCAACGTCGTGGCGGGCCCCCCGCTGCCCGGATCGCTGAGCTGCCGGTGCTCATACCAGTGCGCCACCAGGATCAGTAGGGCAACCCGCAGTGCCGCCGGAACATCCGTAGGCTGCGCGCCGTGGCCGCAGGTGAAGTCGATGGCGATGCCGTTGCCGGGACGCAGCGGCGCCGGCCAAGGCAGCGTGCCGCGCCGGATGAGCCGGGGTGGAGAGCCCAGTCCATCAAGCAGATAGGATGCTGGCGGCAGAATGGAGAAGCTGTCGTCGAGGGCATAAATCCGCGCCTGATCAAGGGATTGCACCGGCGCGACCGGAAGAGGAACAGCAAAACCCCTGGGCCAGGCGTCGAGATAGTAGGTGTACGACTGGGTCATGAGCGCGCGGCCGAGACCGCGTTCCAGTTCCGAACGCGCTGCGGTGATGAGGCGGGTGATGAGGGCGTCGTCGTCACTGACATCGACGCGAAGATGCGCCTTGGCGTCGGCGAGGGAGACCGGCTCCTGAGCCGGAGGGGCGGTGAGGACGAGGGACATGAAGCCTCAAGGGATGTGGGATGACGGATTGGTGGAAGGATTGGAGCGTCCGTCCATGCGCGGGAGGGGCACACGGACGGACGCTGAGACGCGGCGGTCGTCGCTCCCGCCACGCCTGACTCTTCAGCTCACGTCGAACTTCATGAGCTTGATGGCGTCGAAATCCTGCACGCCGCCGCCAACGCGCTTGGTGGTGTAGAACAGCACGTAGGGCTCGACGGTGAACGGGTCGCGCAGGATGCGCATTCCGACGCGGTCGACGATCAAGTAGCCGCGGCCGAAGTCGCCGAAGCCGAGCGAGAAGGAGCCGGCGGCGATGGCGGGCATGTCCTCGCTCTCGGCAATGGGGAAGCCCATCAGCGAGGGCGCGCCGCCCGGCGTCAGGGCCGGCTGCCAGAGGTAGTCGCCGTACTGATCCTTCAGCTTACGGATTACGGTCTGAGTGCCGCGGCTCATGATCCAGCGCGCATTGGGCCGGTATTGGGCCTTCAGCGTGTACACCAGATCGATCAGGCGGTCGCTGGGGTTGGCAGCGGGCAGCGCGCCGGCGACGCCGGTGGCGAGATAGCCGAGCGAGCCCCAGGCATAGGACGCCTGCGCGATCATCGGATAGCTGAGGAACCCCTTGGGCTTGGAGACGCCGTCGCCGCTGACAAAGGCCGTGCCCTCCTGCTGCGCGAAGGTGACCTTGACCTCGTCGGCGATCCACTGGTCGATGTTGACGATGCTGTCGTCCAGCAGCTGGCCGGTGGCCGCCGGCATGGCGTAGAGTTCCATGGTCTGGAACGTCAGATTGCTGAGGGTTGTCGTCGCCGTTTGCGGACGCGCGGCCGTCTCGCCGACCCAGCCGGCTGAAAAGCCGTTGGTGGAGAAGGGCTTGAGGTAGACGTTGCTCGACACCTGCTGCACCGAGGCGATGGCGCGGATGGGCGAGATATCCCGCATGGCCAGCGTCACCGCCGCTTCCGTCTCGGGCGGAACCAGGTAACCACCGTCCGTACTCGACCCAATAGACAACGCCTTAGCCTCGAGCGCCGACAGCGCACCCGGCTCGCCCTTGCGGACATAGGCCTCGAAGGCGGCCTTGTGCTGCATTTGCAGCCCGGTGCGGGGAGCAGCGCCGCCGAGGGCGGGCCTAGCCTGCTTCAGCATGAGCTGATCGATCTGCCCACGCTGCTCATCCAGCGCGGCGTTGATGCGGGCCACCTTGTCTTCGCTGAGCGCATCGGCCGAGCCGCGGCGCTCGATCTCGCCAAGCCGGATGTCGTTCTCGGCCTTGAAGGTCTCGAAGTTGCGCATGAACTGGTCGTAGGTGGCGCGCGCCTCCGGGCCCATGGCCTTGGTCTCGGG